TGTTTATGTCCCCCTTATTTCCGTTAATATTAATTATTACAATAGCAACAATCTTTGATACATTCGTAGGAAGATGGTATGCAAAAAAGAAAGGTGAAATAATTACCAGTGGTAAAACTCGTAGGGGGTTATGTATAAAATTACTTATATATCTATCAGTAATATTTTTTTCATTTTTAATTGATAGATATATGATTAACGATATCACAAGAAACTATGTTTGGTTTGATTTTGCATTCACAAGATTTTGGACTGCGTTTTTTGTTTGGATAGAATATACATCGGTTGATGAAAAAGTAAAATGGATATATGGTGAAGGTATTACAGATAAAGTAATTAAGTTTTTGAAGGGGTTTAAATCTATCTTTAATACCTCTATAGATATGAAAGATAAGTTAGGTAAATAAAATTCATTAAACACAATAAAAATAAATATATTTAAAAGAAAATATTATGGATAAAAAAGGTATTTTAACAAAAATAAAAGAATTATTTTCAACTGAAGTTGAGAAATTTGAAACAGATTATAAAACTCAAGATGGTAGAATTATAAGATGTTACGGTGAAGGATTAGAAGTTGGTGAAATGGTAAAAGAAATTACTGCTGAAGGTGAGGTTGATATTGAAGATGGTGATTATATTTTGGAAGATGGAACAACTTTAATGATAGTTGGTGGTAAAATAGACGCAATCGGTGAAGTAGTTGGTGAAGAAGAAGAAATGGGTGATTATAAAGACAAAATGGCTGATTACACAAATGAAATAGACACCAAATTAGTTGATGGAACTGAAATTAGAGTATTAACAAAAGGTGAAGCAATATCAGTAGGTGATATGGTATTAGTAAAAGTAGGTGAGGGTTATAAAGAAGCCCCAGAAGGAAGACACGAAGTAGAAGGGGGATTGGTAGTATATACTGACGCTGAAGGTAATATTAATGAAATAGAAACCAAAGAAACAGAAGAAAAAGACGAAACGGGTTTATCAGAAGTATTTACAGCAATTTCAACATTAGTAGATGAGGTTAAATCTTTAAGAGGTGAATTATCAACAATGAAACAAGAAAACGAAGTATTAAAATCAAGAGTTAATAAATTCGCTGCTGAACCATCAGTTGAACCCCTAAAAACAAAAGTAGAATTTAGAGCAAAATCTAAATCAGATATTTTGACATTTATGTCAAAAAGATAATAAATAAACAAATTAAAAAAATTAAAAAAAATGAGTTTAAACGTAGCAGGTCTAACGGCATATGTTGATGAAAACAAAATGGCGTTAATTAAAAAAGCAGTATTAGGTGGTAGAACTTTAAGATTTATCACAGTTCAACCTGATATTAAATCATCAGCAACTATCAATATCATTAATAGTGATTTAGTTGCACAGGCAGGTGCTTGTGGATGGAATGATGCGGGTGAGACAATCTTAACCCAACAAGTATTATCTGTGTGTCCAATCAGAGTAAATGAGGCTATATGTCTTGATACATTGGAGCAGTATTATACACAGAAATTAATGAACCCTGGTTCATATAACGAAAATATCCCTTTTGAAGAAATTTATGCTTCTGAAAAGGCGGATAAAATCAATGCACTTATTGATGATTTGTTATGGAAAGGTGATACTACATTGACAGGTACAACAAACCTTAATTTGTGTGATGGTATCTTGTACCAAACAGATAATGTATGGTCGGGTTCAACTGTTGATGGTAACCCTTCATCTGCAACAGCAATCACAGCAAATAACATTGTTGGTTTAGTTGATGATATGGTTTCATTAATTCCAAGTGGTATTTTAGCATTAAATGACTTGTATTTATTCGTAGGGTATGATGTTTATAGAACATACGCATTGGCATTAAGAAATGCTAACTTATTCCACTACACAGGTGCTGAAAATCAAGGTGAAGATTTTTCACAAATGGTTCCAGGTACTAACGTAAGAGTAGTTGCAGTTAGAGGTTTGAATGGTACAAACAGAATGATATTAACAAATGGTTCTAACCTTTACTTTGGAACTGACTTGTTATCAGACGCAGAGGAGTTCAAAATCTTCTACGATATGAATGATGACGAAGTTAGATTTAGAGCAAAATGGAAACAAGGTGTTCAAGCAGCATTCTTTGAATTTATCGTTCAATTTACTTTAGTATAATAGTACTGAATTATATGGGGGGTTAGTAAACCCCCCTTTTATAAAATAAAATTAAATAAAAAATAAATAAATTATGAGTTGTATTATAAATGAAGGATACACATTAGGTTGTTCATCAATCGGTGGTGTTGAAAAAGTTTGGATTGGTACATATGATGCCGACCAAGCATACAGTTATGATGTTGACAATGTTATTACCGCTGTTACATCAGGTGTTACAGTATATTTGATGGAACAAGATATGGAGTTCGCAGGATTAAATCAAACAGGACAATTCTCAAGAGAAAATGGTACTGTATTTTATGAAAGTGTATTGTCTATTAAGTTCATTGAATTAACTGCTGACTTAAGAAATTTGGTTATTGCATTAGGTAGAGCACCTATTTTCGCAGTATTAAAATCAAATGCTGGACATTATTATGCTTGTGGTGTTGAAAGTGCTGGTAGAGCAACAGCAGGTGTTGCATCTTTAGGTATTGCACAAGGTGATTTGAATGGGGCAACCTTTGAAATTACTTGGAAAACACCTAATGGAGTTTTCTTACTTGAACCAGCAGTATTAGGAACTGGTATTTTAATCGGTTAATATTTCTTTATAGGGTTTCAATTATCCTTTTATTCCTTATACCCTATAGCCCCCTCCGTTCTGGTGGGGGTTTTTTATATTCTAAACAAAAACAACATTACAATATTTAATTAAAAACTAATATGATATACATATCAGCAAATACAACAACGGATGTTCCATTCACTTTATTTGAAAAAACTACATATACAGGACTTACTGGTTATGTTATGCAGTTATATTCAAATCAAAACCACGATAATACCTATTTTTGGTTAACTGGAGACACTACAAATAATAATGCGAGGTATAACTACTTCCCAATCAATATAAGTCCCTATAATCTAATTGGTGGAACATATGATTATTTTATTTATCAAAGTACGGGGAATACAGGAACCACCGTTGTAGTATCAGCACTTACAGTAAATAATGTTGTTGAGAGTGGATTATGTACAATAATAACAACTGGTTCAACATCTACAACATATAGTGACCCTAAACAAGAATTTACATTTAATTAATATGGAAAACACAGAAATAAAAAAAGATGGTATGAAACAACCATTCAAAATATATAATTTCAACCAAGCATATGTTGCCCCAACTTATAAATTTAATTTGGCGGCAGGATTTATAGAATGGGGGCAAAATAATAACTATCCAAGATTTTTATTGGATTTATATAATAACTATGGTTCAGCAACACATAAATCTATTATCAATAAGAAAACAAGATTGACAACAGGGTTTGGGATTGAAGAAGTGGTTGATGTAAGATTAAGAGAATTTATTAAAAAAAATAAATTAGAAAAACAATTAAGGGCAATTGAAAAAGATTTTGAAATATTCAATGGTTTTTGTTTTGAGATAGTTTGGAATAGAGAAGGAACAAATTTTACAATGAAACATATACCAATTCATAAAATTAGAATTGGACTTGAAACAGAAGAATTAAACAACCCCCACTTTTGGTTTTCACACGATTGGACACAATATAAAAAGGACGAATATAAACCTGAATATATTAGAAGATACGACCCATCAATTAGAGAGGGAAGACAATTAGTTTATTATACAGAAGAAAACCCACAACAAGAGGGGTTATATCCAATACCAGGTTATTCAACTTCTATGAATTGGATAGAATTGGATTATGAAATATCTAAATTCCATTTAAATCAAGTTAAACAAGGGTTTGCCCCATCGTTCATCTTAAACTTTGCCACAGGTATTCCTACGATTGAAGAAATGGATGATTTTTATAGAGATTTTAAAAAGAATTATTCAGCAGCAGAAAACGCAGGTAAGATTATTATTACATATTCAGAGGGACAAGAACAAGCACCTCAACTTACACCCATTCAACTTAACGATAGTGATGAAAGATTTATTATGTTACAAGATATGGTTGAAAAGAATATTGTAATGGGACACGAAATTCCCCCACAATTAGTTATATTAACACCAGGTAAGTTAGGTTCAACAACTGAAAGACAAGAGTTGTTAGATGAGTTCCAATCATATTATATAACACCAAGACAACAACAAATAGAGGAGGTTGTAAATTATACTTTATTACCATTAGAATTTACATCAGAAGTAATTTTAAATAGATATGATGCTGAAGATGTAAACCAAGAAGAAGATTTGGGTATCCAAGAAAAAGCACAAGCAGAATTAAAAGGTTCTGTTGGTGGTGTTCAAGGTATTTTATCAATACAACAATCAGTATCACAAGGTATAACAACCATTGATAGTGGTGCAGCAATATTAGAAATAATATATGGTATTGACCCAGTAACTGCAAGAAGAATGTTAGGGGAACCAGTTGTAGTTCCACCAACTGATAACATACAAATAATTAATGAATAATGGCAATACAAAAAGTTAAGTTTATAAGTACAATATACTTAAAAGAAAACACAACAATAGAAGATAATGTTGATGATAATAAACTTGTTCCGTTCATTTATGCGGCACAAGATACACATATCCAACAGGCATTGGGTTCAACCTTTTATAATAGATTAAGAGATGGTGTTGTTAATAATAATTTAAATCAAGATGAAGATGATTTTTTAAGAGATTATTTACAACCTTGTCTTGCACAATGGGTGTTCTATGAGGTTTACCCTTTCTTAAACTATAAGGCAACCAATAAGGCAGTATCAAAAGAAAGTAGTGAATTTTCACAACCATCAGAATTGGATGAAATAAAATATATGAGAAATTCTATTAGAGATTTAGCAGAGTTTTATTTAAAAAGATTAAATAGATACTTATGTGATTTTTCTAATTTATTTCCTGAATATGAAAATCCTGATAGTAAAGAAAACTTGGTTGCTGATGGTAAATCATATTTTAGTGGGGTTTATACAGGAACAAGAACTGGTACAGATTGGGCATTAGGAACAATGCCTTGGTATAACCAAAGGAGAGAAAGTGGGTATTGTAATGGTTGTGATTATTAATAATATATAAATTTATGTGTAGAATAAATTATACGATAGAAGAAATAATAAATCACCCCAAATTAAGTGATGATTATAAATTTAACTTGGTTGAAAATATAATTGTTGAGGAATTTGTGTGTGATTGGTTAGATGAACAAAAAGAATTGGGTATTTCACTTGAAGAACTTGGTTTAACATTAGACGATTTAAACGACTTTTATGACTTAGATGAAAGTGATTATACAGATGAGGTAGAAAAGTTTGCCTCAACTAAAATAATCCCACTATATAGATACTTTGGTAA